CCGGCATTCGGGCGCACGGTAAGCACCTATGCTCGCCCTGAGATGTTGACTGGCAATCGAGAAGCTTTGGATGGCGCTGACAAGATCGTACCAATCTGCACAACCGGGCCGTGCGATGGCTCGCGCAACGCGGGCACGTCAGCGACGAAAGGCTGGACAGTTGACAACGCCCACATGCCGTCGCCGTTCGCCCTGCCGTACATCTTCACAGGGCGCTACTCCTATCTGGCGGGGCAAATCGACCTCGCCGCCTACATGCTCGCCAAGGCCAGTTACGGATGCTATTACTACTTCTCTCGCTGCGCAGATTGGTCCCTGCTCTATTCCTGGGGCAACCAGCGCGCCGACGCTTGGACCCTGCGAGAGGTTGCTTGGGCGGCAGTACTGTCTCCCTCTGCTCGTCCCGAGAAGGGCTACTTCACTCGCATTGTCGAGAAGAATGACGAACTCTGGGAGGGCGTGGGCGGAACGACTGGCGGCAATGCGCAGGCCACAACCTCATCTACTTACTGTCGCGGCGCTGATCTCGGCTCGGCGTCCGTGACCCACACCAGTTCCAGCAGCACTGACTGGAATGGCTGGTCGTACATGAAGCTCAACGGCATAGCCAAAGTTCTCGGCACGCCTGATCCAATCTATAGCGTCACCAGCATTACGGTAGACGGCGTGAGCAAGACCGTGGGCGTACTCGGGGTGGACACGGGGCGCGACTGGTACTATACGCCGGGCGGATTCGCCGTTTTCCAGGACGACGCGGCGAGTCCGGTCAGCGTAGGTAGCACCGTTGCCATCAGTTATCACAAGACCTCGGTGGTGTCTCCCTGGTGCTCTGGCAGGCATCTTCAGATGAAAGGGATGCCTAATAACATCGGCCATCAACTCTGGAATGAGCAATATGCCTACGGCAGCTTCATGCTCCACTACGGGATCTGGACGCGCAAGTGGATTGAGGACACAGGGGCGCTGGTGCATTCCAGCACGGGGCATCCGCTGTTTCGGTTCGCCAATCGCGAAGCCGCCAAATACATCATCGGCTGGGCGACGGACCCGAATGCGAATCCTCACAATGCGGATATGTACACCAGCTACAATATCGGCCCCGACCACGCGATCAAGCCAACTTGGGCGTCCTACATGACCCTGTTCGACAGGACATCCACGCTGGCTGCGGACATGACAAATGTGGCAACAACGTTTGCCGTGAACGATCAGCACGCTACCTGGCCCTACGGCCTGCACGAATTCTACGCTCCAATCTTGGTCAAGGTCGAGAGTGAGTGGATCAGAATCTGTTCCTGGTCAGAGAATTCGCCATCCAATCAGAGCACGATGACGGTCTGCTCGGGCGGGCGCGGGATGTTCGGTTCAACGGCGGCGGCGCATTCCGCAGGGGCGACGTTCATTTGGGACAGGCAGGACTGGAACGGCACGGCTGTCGGGCATTCCTACCCGAATCTGTACGCCTCTGCTGTAGCGATGTTGGAGGAATACACCCTCCCCTCCGGCACAGGCCGTCGCGCCTGGGAGCGAGTCATGGGTGACCTCAGCGGACAGCAGAGCCGAATGAGCGCGCCCGAGTACGCTTTCGTTCCGCGCGACCGCATCGGCAACGTCCGCGCTACACCGGGCACAGGCACGCTGGCCCTCGCCTGGACGGCTCCCAGTGGCGCGGCCTGCGTGGTGGGGCTCAACCCTACCTCCAGCGATGACAGCGGGGACGCCACGGCCACGGCCAAAGGGCGGGCGCAGTCGTACAACGCCACCGGACTGAGCGCCGGGGCGAACGTCTACAGGATCACCTGCGGCACTGCAAGAGTGTCGGGAACAGTGACGGTGAATTGATGGCAGACAAACTACATTCACTCGGAGACGATCGCGGCCCGCGCGGCGGCAAGCTACTGCTGTTCCATTGCCCAGGATGCGGTTATAGCCACCCGTTCGAAATTGAATGCGAGCAGCGCGGCTGGACCTGGAATGGCTCCATGGATCGCCCGACATTCACGCCATCACTGCTTTGCAATCAGGGCACGGATTTCGTCTGCCATTCCTTCGTTACCGATGGGCGCATCCAGTTCCTGTCGGATTGTCACCACCATCTTGCAGGGCAGACGGTTGATCTGCCGGATTGGGAGAACTCATGACACCCAAAACACCAGCTGACGGAGCCGCAGCAGAGCGGCAGGCCATCCTACGCTACATCCAACGCCGCCGCAAGACGGCCCGGCTAGTGGACGAGCTGGACCTCATGGAAATCGAGCAGTGGATCAAGGCGCGGCACGTCCGCTACCAGGCGAGGCCGGGCGGGCTGGGGAGAACGAATAAGAAGTAGACGATGGAGCCTTAGTATGCAGGCTGTGGAGACAAAACCAGGAGACGGAATGTTTGGAATCCAGATAAAGTATTCTCTCGCCATGGCTATGCCATACTTTTTTTCCTTGTACATGCAAGGGGTCTCTCCCATGTCTCATGACGTGTGGAAGCCATTCATTGACTCTGGCGTCCTCGGTGCGCTGACCATCGTCTGCATCTACTTCATCCGAGACACGACCAAGAAGCTGGAGACGCTGCATGACATCAGGGCGGCTGAGGCCCAACGACTCCATGAACTCAGGATGGACGAAGCCCGGTCCTACTCCGAGAAGCTGGAAAAGATCATGGAGAAGTTCAGCGACAATCAGGTAAGGTGCATGGCAACAGTAGAGAAGATGCTGCATGCCGTTGACTCGATTGCAGACAAGAGGTTCTGCGTATATGAGCACAGAGAAGACCGTGGAGACACCCCAGAGCGAAGGCGCTGAGCAGCTGACAGACGGTCAGAAACTCAAGATCAGGGAGCTTCAGCTAAAAAAACTGGAGTCTCTCATGCAGGCCAAGGAGCTTGAAGCTGTCGTGGCTGCCCTCCGCGCAGAGAGCGACAGGATCGCCAAAGAAATCGACGATTATCTGTTCTCCATCTTTGGCTCTGATAGGGTTATCATTGACAGCAACCTGACCGCAACGTGGGCTAAGTGATGGCATTCACTCTAAACATCAGAGAGCTTATAGAGGAAGCCTACGAAAGAGTAGGGGTTGAAGCTCGTAGCGGCTACCAGTTCAGGACGGCCATCCGCAGCCTGAATATCATGCTGAACGAGTGGGCCAACCGTGGCCTCAACATGTGGACCATTGACGAGTCCACCTTCCCCACGGTCGCCGGTACAGCCACGTACACTCTCCCGGTCGCCACGATCGACGTGATTGACTGCGTCAGGCGCGAAGGCTCAGGCGCAACCCAGGTTGATCTGGCCATCACCAGGATGAGCGTTGACACATATTCCCGCATCCCAAACAAGAACATGTCGGCCAAGCCGCTCCAGTTCTACATCAATCGGGACAAGACGGCTCCGGTGATGACCCTCTGGCCGAACCCTGACGCCGTTTACACGATTGTCTGCTGGTCGCTCACCAGGATGACTGAGGCTGGCGCTGACTCTGGGGTCGCCCCTGACGTCCCCTTCCGCTTCGTCCCGGCGCTGGTGGCCGGACTGGCATACTACCTCGCCATGAAGACCGCTGGGCTAGAGCAGAGAACCTCCATGCTGAAGTCCATCTACGAGGAAGAGTTCAAGAACGCCTCAGATGAAGATAGGGACAGGTCCTCGCTGATGATCTGCCCGGCGAGGAGCGTGTGGTAATGTACGCTTCTGGCAAGCATGCCTTCTCAATCTGTGACAGATGCGCCGGGAAGACGCCGTATGGACTGATGAGGACCCAGATCTTCAATGAGCAGAGCACTGGCCTGAGGGTCTGCCCTGACTGCTTCGACCAGGACCATCCCCAGTTACAGGTTGGCAAGTATCCGGTCCATGACAACATGGCGCTGGAGTATCCACGCAAGGAAACGATCCCGGAGGTTACCACGGCCTGGACTCCGGTGTTCCAGACAGGACCAGGAGATTGATCAATGGCTAAGCAATTCGGGAAGACGGCGAAGATGGCGGGCGGCGGGAACACTTCAATGATGCCGGATGGCGCACTGATCGACAAGCTCTATGCGGCATTGTCTGGGTCTGGGCAGGGCGCTCAGCCAGCCAGCATTCTCTATCAGCGGATCAAGCGGGCCAATCCTGGGATGAGTGACGCCGAAGCGATGCAGCTTGCCGGGATGGTGTCTCAACCTCAAGCAGTTGCCCCTTCCGCTGCTGCAAGCGGGCCTGTAGCGAATCAGCAGATCCCTACCAATACTCAGATCCCCCAAGCCCTGGCGAACGCTGTACGGGCCGCTCAGCCGCAACCCCAGGCCAATGTTCCAGGCATGCCGGGACTGCCGCAATCGCAACCCATGGGTCCGTCTGGTCCGCCGCGTCCACCTATTGACTCGACGGCGGCAATGGCGGCGATGGCGCAACAGGCGGCCCCGCCTTCCTCCCCACTGAATCTTCCGCCTCCCCGGATGCCGTCATCTCCGCAGGGCTCAATCCCGATGCCGTCCATGCCCGCTGCCGCTCAGCCGCAGATCACGGGCTCCGGAGAGGACGCTCCGCTTCCGCAGCCTGGGTCCGGCGCTACTCCTCCCTTCCTCCCGAGCGGGAAGGGCAAGGTCAATTGGAGAGACTTCCTTCAGAAGGCGCTGATGTCTGGAGCTGGCGGAATGGCTATCGGCGCAAGTGGAATCAACCCGATCGCGGGTGGAGCCCTTGGTGCCCTGATGCCGCTCCTGACTGAGCTGCTGAGCAAGAAGAAAAAGAAGACCGAGACCACGGAGAAGAAAGCAAAAGGAGGCGCTGTGTCGTCCAAAAAGTCAGGCAAGAAGTTCGGCGGCTCAAAGAAGGCAGCCCCGAAGAAGCCGGTTCATGCTGAGCCGGATGGCGATGAACAGATGATGATGCCTCCTGGCATGCCGCCCGGCATGATGAAGAAGGGCGGCTGCGTCAAGAAGATGGCCAGCGGCGGATTGGTTTCACGTGGGATGGGAGCGGCCAGGGGTGGCGGCTTCAAGTCCTACTAGGGCTTGGGAGGCGCGATGACGTACACCCAGCTCAAGCAGGCGATCCAGGATTACACAGAAAATGATGAGACCACCTTTGTCTCGCATTTAGACACCTTCATCGCTAACGCTGAAAACAGGATCTCTAACGCCATTACTTTGCCCGACTTCAAGAAAACCTTGAGCGGCAACATGGTGATTGGTAGTAATACCATTACGATCCCTGCTGACTTTGTCGCGCCTCTCAATATGACCTACGTCAAAGACGGGACCACTGTCTACATGCTTCAGAAGGAGGTTGACTATCTAAAGGAAGTCTTCAAGTCAACGTCCACGCAAGCGGCCCCAGAGTACTACGCCATCAGGGACGACACGACGCTTCAGATTGCACCGACTCCTGATGCGACGTATGCGTATGAGCTGTACTACTCCTGCAATCCCGCTTCCCTGGTAGGCGGGACAACCACCTGGATGAGCGTGAACGCTCCAAGCCTGCTCTTGTACGGCTGCCTCGTGGAGGCGGCTGTGTTCATGAAGTCAGAGCAGGACACGTCAACCATGTACCTGGGCCTCTACCAGCAGGCGCTCCAAGACTTCACGGGAGTCGCCAAGGGCAAGGTCACGAAGGACACGTATCGAGTTCCTGATCAAAGGATAGCCGTCTAATGCCATCAACTTACAGCGCTGGCGTCGGCCTTGAGCTTCCAGGCAGCGGAGAGCAGGCTGGAGTATGGGGCACGACGGTCAACAAGAACTATTCATTCCTTGACGACGTCCTCTACGGGGGCGTGACGGTCACTCTCTCCACCACTCCGCATGCCCTGGACATCTCAGACGGGCTGGCCTGCACTGCGAGGAATGGGTACATCGTCTTTGACGGGTCCCCCGCCGCCGACGTCACCGTCACCCTGGGGCCGAACAGCTACCACCGTCTCTTCTGGGCCAAGAACACAACCGGCAAGAACATCGTCTTCTCGCAGGGCTCCGGGGCAACGCTGACGCTTGCCAATGGCGCATCCTGCATGGTGTTCGCGAACGGAGCTGGGGCCACGGCAGCGGTTACCGGCGTCAACCTGTCTCCCCAGGTAGCTATCGTCCTGTTCGCTCAGTCGTCCACGCCAACGATGGATGGAGTCGCCAGACAGTGGGCTGACTCAGGCGGCGCAAGATACGACGGGCTGAGCCACAAGTTTGACGCCTACGTGTCCAGCGCCCGGCAGAGAGTGATGGAGCTGTCTTCGCTTGGGAGGGTCCTAATTTCTTCCGATGTGGTAGAAGTTACCGGGCCGACAGGCGTAGAGTCGTTCGTCTCCATCAAGAAGACCGGCTCCGCCTCGGCCACCAACATCCTCTGGGAGCTGGCGCATCAGAGCAACGACAAAGACTTCTGGCTGAGGTCATACAATGGGGCGGCGTCCAAGGATTGGATCAAGTTCCTGCATGACTCAGACCTCGCCTGCCTGAAGAATGGGAAGTTCCTGGTCAACACGGAGACGTCCTCCAGCGCGGACCTTGTTCAGGTCAATGGTGGCGTCAAGGCGTCGTCGTTCACAGGCACAGTGGAATTGACGAACCTCCCCCAGACAGCAGCCACCACAAACCAGGGCATACTCTGGAGCGGGTCTGCCTGGGCTCCAGCTTCGGTGGTGGCTGGTATTGGCTCCGGGGACATCACGATGGCCATGATCGCTCAGGCCAGCGCCACGGCTGGGCAGGCGATCGTATGGAGCGGTTCTGCTTGGGCTCCTGCTACGCTGACACCGACTGGCGTAGTCATCACGAAGAGCGCCACGGTCCCAACTTCCTCTGGCTCAGCCGGAGACATCGTTCTGAATTCTGCCGTGACCGGAGGCAAGCACGCCGGTTGGATCTGCACTGGAGGCACCACATGGAAGAAGTTTGGCGTCGTAGAGCTGTAGCGCTTATTGCGGTTATGGCGTTTGTTGCTTGCTCTGGGTTTTTGTACCAGATCGTAGCCTCTGGGGACGTGACCGGGGATCTTCCCGGCCCCCTCACGGTGGCCAAGCTTCAGGGGAGAACGCTTGACAGCGCCGCTCCGTCCACCGGAAACACGATTACGTGGGACGGTTCCAAGTGGCTCCCCGCCATGTTCTCCTGGTCGAACCTGACTGGCACAGCTCCGAACATCTCCACCTTCGCAAACAACTCAGGGTACCTGACGACTGTCGCTTGGTCTGCCGTGACCGGGAAACCGACAGGGGTTCTCGCTTTTACAAATGATGCAGGATATCTGACCGCCTCGGGAACGATTGCTCTGGCTGACTCTGCCGCGCAGTTCACGGGGCCGGACCAGTACAACATCATGGTTGGCGGATCGACCGCAACGGCCCTGGTTAACAAGACTGTCGATAACGCAATACTCCACTTCCAGGGGAATATAAACGTAACCAACATATACTGCTCAACCGACGCTGGCTCACTTACGCTGAGGGTGTATGGAAGGAATAACGTTGGCACGGTTACTGATCTTGCCTCTGGCCTCGGATGCTCCACGTCGGGCGGAACATCAAGCACCGGCGTTAACTACCCCTCCGCTTCAAAGTTCGGGTACGAAATCAGCAGCGTGTCTGGATCACCAACCACTCTCTCCATCGCAATCAAGTTCAACAGATACTAATGCTCAAGTCTTTCAAGTTCCGGCCCGGCTACTTTCGAGACAGCACGAACTACTCCAATGAGGGCGGCTGGAACGACGGGGACAAGGTGCGCTTCCGTGCCGAGTATCCAGAGAAGATCGGCGGCTGGAAGAAGGAAACCCAGAACACGTTCCTGGGGACATGTCGTTCTCTGAACCGCTGGTACTCAAACTCTGGCGATCGGTACATTGGGCTTGGGACCAGCTCTAAGTTCTACATCTACTGGGGCGGCACGTTCTACGACGTCACTCCGATCCGGCGCACAGCCACGCTCTCGTCCAATAAGCTCACAACGGTAGCTGCTGGTGGAGGGGTAATCGAGGTCGAGGACGCTGGCCATGGAGTGGTGGCTGGGGACTACGTCACGATCTCAGGCGCGACAGGCTTTGACGGGATCGCTGCTGGCGACATCAACAAAGAGCACGTAGTAACGTCAGTCACGTCTTCAGCTAAGTACAAGATCACAACAGCCGGAGCAGCCACAGCTGGCAGCGTGGCTGGCGGCGGGGCCGCTGTAGTCTGCGCCTACCAGATCAGCGTAGGGTACGTGGACTACTCAGCCGGGTCCGGGTATGGCGCTCCCCCTTGGGGATCTGGAGGTTGGGGCAGTCCTTCTGATCTGTCCGTGGCAGGATCTCAGATCAGGGTATGGACTCAGGCCAATTTCGGCGAAGACCTCATCGCCTGCCCTCTGAACGGCGCACTCTACTACTGGGACGAGACCACCGGAGTCGGCGTCAGGATGGTGGCGCTGTCCTCCATGAGTGGCGCTTCAGACGTCCCGGCTGTTGCCCTGATGGTTGGGATGTCTCCTCTCGATAGGCACGTTATAGCCTTTGGAGCAAGCGACATCGGTGGCTCCGTATACGACCCCCTCCTGGTCAGGTGGTCCAATCAAGAGGACGCGGCCAACTGGACGCCGGACACAACCACCACGGCTGGAAGCTATCGGCTGTCCCTTGGCTCAAGCATCATCAGCACGATCCAGACCAAGCAGGAGAGGCTGATCTGGACAGACTCCGCCTTGTATACGATGAGGTTCTCCGGAGCCCCGTACACGTTTGGCTTTGAGGTCGCATCTGGGCACACCTCAATTGCGTCCCCTAACGCCTCAGTGCAATTCAATGACAGAGTCTTCTGGATGGGCGATGGCAATTTCTATGTTTACAGTGGTTCCGTTGAGTTTATTCCATGCACGGTTCGAGACTTTGTATTCGGAAACATTAACTTTGATCAGCGGTACAAGATTTTCAGTGGTACTGTTACGAAGTTCGGAGAGGTCTGGTGGTTCTATCCGTCCGCTGACTCTACGGAAGTTGATAGATATGTTGCCTACAGCATCACTGAGAATGCTTGGCACTACGGCAGTATTGAGCGCACAGCATGGCTCGAAAACGCTGGTGATGTCTATCCGTATTCGGTAGGCGGCGGCAACCTGTACATCCATGAGTACGGGGATGACGCTGACGGGTCTCCAATGCCTGCCTATATCGAGTCTTCGGACTTCGATATTGAAGACGGGACCAAGTTCATGTTCGTCAAGCGCCTGATGCCAGACATAGAGTTCCGTGGCGAGGCTCCGCAGACTGACCAGTCCGTCACATGCACGCTTGCAATGCGTAGGTCTCCAGGCGTTGATTCCATTGTGTCTTCCGTTGTTGCTCAGATGGGCAAGGAAACCTACAAAAACATCAGGTCACGTGGCCGCCAAGCTAGTATCAGAGTCGAGAGTAATCTTTCAGGAACAGGCTGGAGAATGGGTATGTTTAGGTTGGACATCAGAGAGGACGGTCGCAGATGATCGTCAAGAAGCAAGCTTACACGTCTCTTGGAAGCGCTCCACGAGACTACTCAAGCTCCTACTTCAGTCAAGTCATCAGGACCTTGCAGTCTCTCATGAATGACCTATCCAGTCCGCAGAGCATCAAGGTTGTAGCTATCAACTTCCAAGATGCGCCAACCAGCTCAGTCGGCCTGCGATCAGGCGACGTGTGGGTTGATGCAGGCGCAGGAAACGTTCTCAAGGTGGTGCCGTAATGGGTCTGGAAACTATCATCGCTTCAATTATCGGAGCCGCTGGATCCATCGGCGGGGCGGCCATCAATAAGAGCGCCGCGAACAAGACAGCGACCGGCGCAATGGGGACCATTGAAGACGCAAGGAAGCGGGCGGAGGGGAAGGATATGAAGATCCCCATCATCCAGCGCTCCTACGTCCCGCCTCCCCCTGGCTACCGTCCCGGAATTGACCCTCTGTACAACATGTACGAGGACAAGATCACAGGCTACCGGGATCTGGCCGCTCCGATGACTCAGCAGTCCTGGAATGCAGCCACGAGCGGATATACCGGCTTTGCGTCTGGAGGGGCCGTAGACGAGTCGGACACCCCGGAGGAGATGAAGGCCAGCCAAGTGGTCAGCGAAGCTATGGCGGCCCTCCGTGGGCGCAGCGCAAGGCCTCGTGAGGCCATCAACAGCTTCATTGAGTACTTTGGACCGGATGAGTTCCACGAGTTCAGGCAGGAAGTC